AAGTTATGGCCATCTTCCACTCTGACGGAAAAATTGAGCCGGTCAAATTCTGGTATGAAGATGAGCCGGTAATGGTAGAAAAGATTTTGAAAGTATACGAAGACAAAAATTTTGGAAATAACAATATTATGTTTGTATGTCAGCATAAAGGCAGTTCCATTTACGAATTAAAGTATGAACTTAAAAGTAATACCTGGTACATGTTCAAAAAATAAAAAAGACCGGACACAGAATGTCCGGTTAATTTTTATGCCGTCATCAGCATAACAGATGCAGGATCACCTCCTGTTATAATCCAAAGCCTAATACTGCGTATATAGTTCTACCATCACCATATATAACCATTTCGGTTGCATTATTAAGAAATACAGAGCCTCCACCATCACCCATTACAGCATAATGATATGCAGTGCCTGACTTGTCATTAGTAATAATTTTAAATAATTCTGCCATAGTACAGTCTTTAACTACTAACAGATATACTTGTTTAGTTTTAAAATTATAGCCATACACTGTTTTGTCAGAACGTCTTAAAACATCGGCATATTTTCCGAAGAAGCCTTCTGTGACAGGACTGTATCTAAAATTAGGATCTTCCGTATTTACTAATCCCACGCCTCCAACAGCACATTTTATATTTTTATAGTCAAGTTCAGTTGCATACTTAACTAATTTCATATCTACATCACCATTTTTATAAACGATATAAACAGATTGTGGCGAATTGGAATCATCCAAATGGTTAGCTTCATTTCTTAGAATCACACCATCCTGTATTAAAATTGAAGTAGGATACGGCTTTTGCTTTGCAGCATCTTCCCACCATTGAAAACTACTATTAATGCAAAACGGTTCTTCAATTTTTCTGTTTGACTTTTTAACTATCTTACTTCCGAAATTTTGGGGACTACCTATTATTTCATGTATTTTTTCACTATACATTTTATAAGTAGCTACATTATCAATTTCTTTCTTATCTTGATTGATTCCAAAGTATTCAAGCAATCCGTTTACTATGCCCTCTGCACATGATTGTCTAAACTCATCAGACATTAGAAGTTTAGCCTCTGTTAAATTGTCCATAAACGCACATTCACAAAGACATGCTGTCATTTTTACATTCTTAATTATATAAAACTCTTCTCCTATAACTCCCCTGTCACGCAATTTTGTAGCTTGTATCAAATGTTTATGAATAGTCTCAGCAAATTTTTTATCTACCGGATTAGTTGGATAATGATATGATGATGTTCCGTTTTGTGTTCCCCAGGACCCAGTAAGTGCATTAGCATGTACAGATATAAAAACAACTTTTTCATATAGTTCTCTATTTTGCTCATATATGTCATTAGCTCTCTGGACTCTCTCAGCAAGGCTAACATCGTATTTTTCTGTCACTGAAAAGAATGTATCAATAATATCATTCTTTTCAAGCAATGAATCTATTTTTCTGACTACCGACCGATTAAATTCATTTTCACGCATAAAAGAATCATCAGGAAAGAGTGGAGTTCTCTTCCCTGGTGTATCAAGACCATGGCCGGCATCAAGTATTACTAAGTAATTCATAGGATCACTCTTCTTTCGCTGTTTGCTTTATCAACTGATTAACATAAACACTTGCACCGGCACACAATACTCCCTGAGTTATTGCTGTGAAAATTGCTTTAAATATTGCTTGTGTTCCTGCAATCTCTTCTGTTGCAAATATGTAAATTACTGCAAGTACGATGCCCAATAATCCTAAAACTAAAGGAATGTACTTATCTTTAATTAACAACGTGTTTTTTATAGCTGTCGCTATAAAATAAAGCACTGGAATCAATATTAGTAACTCTGGTTTAATAAATTCTTTTAACATTTCAATATCCATGTTTTTATTCCTTCCTTTCTTGTAGTTCTGTTGGCAATTCGCTCAACTTTTCAACTAGTTTTGTCACTGTTCCGTTACCACCTAAGTTATGGTACTGATCATATAGATTTTGAATGTTATCACGAGCATAAATTGGACAAAATCCCTTTTCAAGATAATGATTGTAAGATTGAATAATTCTGTCTCTTAACAATGCCTGCATGCCCAACTTGATTGCTTCTTGTTCTTTTAATTTACATTCAAGTTCTTTCATTTTTCTTTTGCCAAATATAGTTATTCCTGTTACTACGGCACCGAAAATTGTCTGTAACCAATATTTAGCCATCCATTCCGCCATAAATCACCTCGATTATTTTAGTAAAAGGGGAATATATCCCCCTCAGATTACATTGCTTTTGGCACAATAAAGTTATCTTCTAGCACTTTGATGTCTTCATCTAACACTGCATAATTGAGGTTTTCACAACCTTCAAAATTGTAGTAATAAGATGGATTTGATAATTCTTCCACTGTTTTGTTTCTGTTTCTGGCATGTGCAATTAAAATATCTCTTGCTACACCCATATCAACGTCTTTTTCTTTGCTGATTGTCCTGATGTGTTCATCATACTTTGTTTCAAACGCTTGTTTTATTGCTGATATATTCATATATCTCTCCTTTTTAAGTCTCTTGGACTATTATTTTGTATATAAAAAGGACCTCCTGAAGAGATCCTCTTTTGCATAAAGTGTTTTGCCTTTTTTTATTACTTTTGTCAACTGTTTCATCCTTATTTAGGCTACGAAATTTTTCTTTTGTTCCCTATTAATTATCGTCATAGTTATCATCGTATTCATAACTATCTTCAATAACCTTACCGCATTTGCTACACTTTAGCCAATGACCAAAGTCATCAGTTTCAGAATATACACTTTCTACATTTTCACATTTACAGAATTCCACATTATTATCATTCATTTAATAAACCACCTTTCTTTTTTACCATAAGTATATCAATGAATTTACATAAGTGTAAAATTTATGTACAAATTTGCATTTTGTGCACATAAAAACAACATGATTTTTGTTCCCTAAATCAAAGCCAATGTTTCAGTGTATTCTTGTTCTGTTATGTAGCCTTTTTCTAAAGCATTGTCAATTTCTTGCAGTGTGAAATTTGTAGCTGCGTACTGCTTAACAGGCTCAACATACTCCACGGGTATTGTTGTAAATTTCCTATTTCCGTATTTGTAAATATTCACTGCATAAGCCTTTACTAATAAATTGTTTATTGCCATTTTGTTTCTCCCTTCTACATTAACATAGATTCCATAAATTCAAGTAGCATAGCGTTTGTGCCTGCTAATTCTTGCTGTAGCATTTCTATTTCCGTTGGTTCTTGTGGTGGTATCGGCTCTAAAGCCTTTCTTGCTTCAAATTCTTCTTCTGTCAACACCTCAACTTCAAGCTCTGTAAATCCTGCATTTAAAGCATTTTGTAGCATTACCTCTTGAAGATTTTCAGAACCATCAATTATTTTTATTGTATCTTTAACTACGCAATATTTCATATAATCCTCCTTATTTAAAGGCTAAGTAAATAGTATTTGATGTTCCTGTTGGAAAACCTGTCTTAGTCCAATTAAGAGTAAATCCATCATCATTTAAGGCGCAAGTTGCTTGTACTCTATTAGATAAATCCTTTTGCAACCTTAAACAAAACCCTGTAACATCAAACCCTCCTGCTAATGCACTGCCCATTGCTTGAGAACATAAATTTGCAACACCATTACTGAACCCCCATGAAGCCATACCTGTTACGCTTCCGTTTGTTGCGAAGAACAATACCATTCGTGGTTTAAATCCTAGACCTGATATGACTTGCGCACTATCTGCTAGAGATATATCTCTTGTAAAGTTCCCAATCTTAAAATTAGTCATTTGGGCAGCCAAAGAGTTATTTTGTTCCTTAACTTCATTGATTGCAGCAACTAAATTTGTCTTAACTGTTGTTATTAATTCAGCCAGAGAACCAACTTTAACATCGCTTCCTAACTTTGCATTTGTAAGTGAATCATCAGGTATTTGACCAAGTATAACACTTGTTATCAATGATTTTAAACTTGCTAATTGTTCTTTGACTGTAGTTCCGGATAATCCTGATATAGCAGGAGTACCGATTACCGCAGAACCTTTTATACCATCAATAGCATTAAGTTCCGTTTCAGTGTAGTATCTTCCATCATGATCTGATGATATCTTGTGTGTGTCTATGTATGATTTTAAAGCTTCGAGCAATACCTGAACAGTTGCGCCTGTCAAACCATTTATTGCTGTCGCACCTATAAAATCAGCACCACTTGAATTATCAACGACACTTTTTAATTTATTTCTTATGCTTTCAAGTAAGGCTTGTACTGTTGCACCGTCCAGGTCTGTAATAGCAGTGGCGCCAATGTTGTCAGCGCCACTTACCGAATCTATTACAGAAATCAAATCATCAATAATTCCATTAATTGCTGCCTTAATTTCTTCATTTGCTTTTGCATCAAATACAGCTTTTAATTGTGCTGCAGTAAAACCTGCTTGGCTTGGATGGTCAGGCAAATTGGCTACCGGATTTGCATATGTTGTTATTTTTCTGCTACTTAAAGCCATACTATCACCTCTTATCTTTTATTGTTGGTAAAGTAGTATTAAACTTAATACCACTTTTGATTGTTGGAAGAGTGCTCTTTTTATCTGTTTTTTGCTCCGTCTTTTTCTCTTCTTGTTTCCATATTTTTTCTGAAACATCAAAATATACATACAACTGTTCGAGCTTCTCTTTACTCATTCCCTTGTTAGCCTCGTCAATAGCCTTTTTCTTGTTATTTGCAAGACTAAGGTATATTGTTTCGCCTTTGCTGTCTTTCTCGCTCTGTGCCTTTTTCTGTGCCTCATACGTTTGGAGAAACTCATCCGAAGTAAAACCATTGTCAAGTGCATCTTTATATTTCTCTGTATATGGTCCTGAAAGAGATTTAAAACCACTGTCAATATAGTCCTGCGCACTTGGTAGTGAATACTTGCCAAATACTGAAGACTTTATATAATTACCGGACGTTTTTTCAGCAGGAAACTGCAGTGTTTCTCTACCTTGACTGTCTATTCCGTAACTTCCACCTTTTGCAACTGTTCCTATGCCTTCAACCGCCTTTTTAACCTGACCGCCACCAAAAGGAAATGCAAGATAACTAATCGGTTTTGCAGCTTCCTTACCTAGTGTTTGCAGTGCTTTATTTGCAGGCATTTCTCCGGAAGCAAGTCCAATACCAGCTTTTACTGTATTTGTAAGACTTGGTAATGCTGATGAAATTGGCAATCTGCCACCACCTATTAAACCTCCAACAAAAGGCACATCTTCGACTATATCTTTGGCTGTATTTTTTACTGCGTCAAACTTCGATTTATCATCATCAGTAAAATCACCTACGGCAGTTGTTACTATATCTATAGGATCTAATGCTGCTCTTCTTCCTGTCATTTTTTCATATAACTCATTGTACAACCAAGATGCAACAAATATCTTTGTAAATGCAAGCGCAATGGCTTTAACCCCTTCTTCTTTTAATTCATCCGGCACATCCTTAAATAAATATGACAACTGATTATTTACTTCAGTTTGAAACATTGTAAACAACTTCGCTCCAGGATTCTTTTTATTAAAAACAGTTGGCAATGCACCTTTTGACCTATCAGCCATAACACCAGCAGCCCATTTATCAGCATTTTTTATTGCTTGAATGTCTGTCATACCTTTATTCATATTGTCATAATATTTTGCTCTTACTAAGCTCTCAGCTGTAAAATTATCAATAATCTGCATAGGACTAGAAAGCTTCTTGCTTAATTGCTGAGTCTTTGTCATTACAAGTGGTTCACTGCCTCTTCTATTTGTCAAGAACGCACTCTTATCAATAAAACTGTCAGCTTTTCCATATGTTTTAATAGTATCTTTCATACCATTAAACATATTTATTGATTTTACACCACCTAATCCTTGAGCTAATGGAATAAAATTTGTTATCCAGCTTCCCGGGTTGAGTGCAACCATATTAGCAGCAACCTTGTTTTCCATTGCCTTTGATATTTCATACATTCCTCTTCCGATTGTATTTTCCATATCTCTATCACTTGAATCTTTTTTACCAGCAAGATTGTCAGTATATCTTCTTAACTCAGTTACTAAGTATGGAAATTTGTTCTTGTCAATTTGAAACAACTCTTCAATTCTATTCCTTTTGTCTATCTCATCCATGTTGTCATTTTCTCTAACCTTATCAATTTCTTCTTTTATTCCTTCACTTGAATGAGTATACCTTATTGAATCTTCCAAAGCCCTCAGCCTCTGAATGTCATTTGTGTGATGAATAACATCACTTACACCTTCAATATATCTGTCAAATCCTTCAACCGCATCATATTCAGTTTCATCTGTGGTTCTTTGTAAGAAGTTTCCCACCCACTTTTTCCCAGGCTTGAATGTATGAGTTAAACCTGCAATATCAGTTGGAAGTTCCTTTGTGTTTACGTCAAGTCCTACAAGTCTTCCAAGTTTACCAAGCATGTTGTCTGCAGCATCTTCCTGAAAGTGTGGAAAATAATCCTTTCTGTAATCAATAGGAGCATATCCATTCTCAATTAAAACATCATTGCTTTGCTTGAGTAAACTATCATATATCTGCCTGAATTCATTGACAGCCTTTTCAATTTTGACAACATCAGCACCGCTCTTTTTAACCATTTCCTTGGTTATAATGTTTTCACCGAGTAACTGAACCAATGCTTTTTCAGATACCTTTGTTACGTTAGGCAGTCCGCCACCCTTTTTAGTTTCAAAAGCAACTTCATATTTTGCCTCGTCATTTAAATTAAGCTTCCTTACTCTGTCTCTATACTCGTTTTTCATCCTTGTTGAACTTGCTTCATTCTCATGAACAGGAGTGAAATATGTATTAACTATGTCTGCAGCTTCCTTCTTATCTGGAACAATGTCTCTGATGTTTCTTTCCATTGTTTCCCTTTGATATTGAAATCCGCTTTTCTTTTCCTTCCAGGTAGCAGAATTCTTTGTCAGCATATCAGCTTCATCACGCAGAAATTCCTTATGCGCTTTGTTGTATTCTTTTACTGATTTCTTTATGCCTTCCAATGGTTGTTTTGCCTTAAACACATTAATAATTCCACCCTTATTGACGCCTGCAGGCAAATCTTCTACCTTGATTTCACCTTTTACTAATCGGTCCACATATACTTTATCCCTGTCTGTGAGTATTTCAGTCCTCATTGCCTTATCATAAATCCTTTGATACTGCTTTTGAAGTTCATGGATTTGTCTCATGTTCTCAGCAGTAGTGTTTTTTACCATTTCCTTGTCTGTTTCTTTTGCTTCCTGCTTAGTAACCTTTTCGTCCTGAACCTTTTTAACTTGTCTTGCTTCCATAGCAAGTTTGCCGATAGCTTTGTCAAAATCATTTTTGGCCCATTGTCTAAATTCAGAAAAATTTTCTGCATATAAATTGAGATTATTATCCGTTGCGACAATACTGTTTTGAACTTCAGCTATACGTCTCAACTGATCTGCTGGATTTATAATGTCTGCAGGAAACAGTTCCGGATTTGTCTCTGATAGTTCCTGATAGTAACTATCTACAGAAACAGCATTATTATCTTTAGTTAATGTTAAATTTCCAAGGTTGGTTTTTCTAAAATTATTAAACTCACCTTTATCAAAGTCATTTTTTATCTGGTCGCTTACAAATATCTTGCTGTTTTTTATCTGGCTCTTAAGGTCTCTATATTGATTATAAAAATCATAATCAACTTGAATTCCTTCATCCATAATTTTTTCAAACAATGTATCAACCTTTTCAGTCAAATCACCGGTTGTATTATTCTTAAGTTCCTCTGTAAGCTCATTAACCGATTCCTTAAGCGAAGATTTATCAGCGAACTTTGAAATGCCAAGACTCTCAGCAACGCTATCAATAAAATAATTTTCCTGCCTTTTCTGATACTTCTGTGCTTTACTGCTTGTTTTGATTTCTTTAACTGGTTCAGTTTGTATTGCATTAGCTGCCACTTCTTTTTCTACTGGTAAACCATTCACTACATTGTCAATATTTTGAGTTTTAACGCTCTTTTCTTGTGCTATTGTGTCTTTGCTTGATTGTTTGTTATTATAATTAGGAATAACGTTTTTTATTGACTGTGCTCCACCAAACAAACCTCCGACACTTGCACCAATTAATGCATTATATGCCTGTTCTTTTATGTCTCGTGGAGTATTTTCATCAAGCAACAGATTTCTGTAAACTCTCTGAGCATCATATTCAATAGCTTCTTCTAATCCTTCACCTGCAGCATCTTTTAAAACCTTTCCTACAGTACTTTCTCCTGCTTTTGCAATATAACTGCTTACATTTGAAGGAAGTTTGCTCATTAGTGTCTTTCCTGCCTTACTTCCAAGTAGTTTGCTTGCCTTTGATGCTCCAATACCTGTTAATGATTCAATTCCGCCACTTATAACACCGCTTCCAACTCCTAGTTTCAATGCAGTATCAACATCTTTGCCTTCGTTAATGCCTTCCTGGAATTTCTCTGCACCGCTTGTCACTCCAATTATTGCCGGTAATGGAGCTCCTGTTAAAGCAGATATTCCTGCCTTTCCTAGCATATCAGTTCCGGCAAGGCCTATGTCAATAAAAGTATTTGCTACTGATCCATTGCCTGCTTTCAGTCTGATTTCACTTTCTTGAGCCTTCTTTTGCAGATTCTTTGTTGTATCTGTTTGATTTATCAGACTGTTTTTGTCGATTGATTGAGATGCTTTCAATAACATTTGTTGTCTTGTAGGAAGAGTAATGTTTTTCTTTTCTGCGTTTTGTATTCTTTTTTCCAGATTATCTGCATTTTCAGCCATCTTATATTTCTTTAAATAAGTCAATGCATCTGCAGTGTTGGATGCTTCTGCAGCAGATCTATATCCTGCAGTTTTCACAAAATCAACTGCCTTATTGCTTTCTTTGTTTACTGAATTAATTGTTGGCAAACTTGCTTTTAAATTATTCTGATATATCTTTTCAACATCATCAGCCGTGAATGTTCCGGATTTCTTTGTTGGTAGTGAAGAAGTGTTTTTCCTCACTACCGACTCAGTTGTTTTTGGGGCGATTTCTTTTTTAAAATTCTGATACAGTTTTTCTACATCATCTGCAGTATATTTCATTTAATCACCGCCTAGTTATTCCTGTTTAATATTTCTGCTATCTGGTCGCTTGAATACCCTTTGTTTTTATAAAATGATATAATGTTTCCTATACTTGTCACCGGATTCTGATATCTAGATGAAGTTGTTGCTTCAGTTCCCCAATCAATATCATCCGTTCTTACTCCCATACTTTCTAAATGCTTTTTGATTTGTTCAGGAGATATATAAGCACTTAATACCTCAATAGCTTTTTCTCTGTCACCTTTTTTGAGATATGAATTTGCTGTTTTTACAACCTCAGTGATCATACTTGACTCGTCTGTCGGTTCACTTACAGTTTTACTGTTTGTTCCGCTTGAATTTCTGTTATTAGTCAATGAAACTGTATTAGCAAGTTCTGCATTTTGAGCAGCTATTATTCTATTAACATAAGCTTGTACATCTTGAGAAGGCACACCTAATGCAACTGCATCATTTTCAGATATCAATCCCATTCCAAGCCTTTCAAGAATGTTATTGTACTCCTGTTGCTTTTGAGCTGATGCTGTTTCGCTATCATAAATATTTCTATTGTATTGAGTGTCTTCCCTGTCCGCATTGTAATTTGCAAGCCATTGATTATAATTTGCGGAGTTATTCATCATGTTTTGATAAGCAGTAAGTGCTGCCTGGTTGTTCTGTAATGTCTGTTCTGCAGTCGCCAGTTCACCTTCATTTTTTAAGTTTGATATTGCACTGTCAATGTCATACAGTGCGTTGTTTCTGCCTGTGTTTACTTTGTTTAAGTTATTTTCGTAGTTGGCTGAAAGTCCCAACATTGCAGTTTCTGAAGCTCCGCCGTTTACTCCGTTTGCTGCAAGTTGTTGTGGAAGTGCTTTCTTATTTTGCATTGATGTGATGTATGCTTGCCTTGCCATATCATCATAATTTTGATTTACTGTTGTTTTCTGACTGTTAAGATTGGCAACTCCTTGCTTAACTGCTGCCCGGTTCATTGCTTCAATTTGACCTTGTTGACCTGCGACCATATCTTTATATTGTGCCATATAATCTTCATATGGATTAATCATTGGCTGTGCAACCTGATTTGAAGAAAGATTATATCCTACTTTATTTGCATCAGCTTGTAATTTTTTTAATAATTCGACATTTGCAGGATCTGAACTATTTTGTAATGCATTACTATATCTGTCATTTTGAAGTTTTGAATATGCATCCAAGCCACCTGAATATGTCTGATTTATATAATTTGCATGCTCATTCCCAGAGCTTACTGCTGTTGTTTTTGCAGGACTTGTATTACTTACTGTTTGATTTTTCTTTTTTTCGGCTGCAGACTGATAAGCTTTTGTTGCTGCAGATGCCAAGCCACCTAATAATAAACTTCCTATCGACATATATACCTCCTATTTCTTAGCATAGTTTCCGACCGTATAAGTCTTTACAATTTGGAAGACTCCAAATCCCTCACTTAACCCATTGTTTCTGATGATTATCTGCAGTCTTTTGTATTTCTTGATTTTTTTCTTAATATAAATGTCCTGCGGACTGAAATTTGTATTGAAAGTAAATCTTTCAAAATCTATGTCCTCCCAGTCGAACACGTCCATTGTATGATATCTGAGTGTTTGTTCCGGATTACCATCAACTAAAACAGCAACAATTGCTGATGATCTGTTAAATGGTTTTATTGTGACTGTGCATCCCTTTTTCTGCATTGTTTTGTATAAATAAGAAGCTCCATCATCATCATTTTTTGTTGACCATGAACATGTGACTGCCTGGTTATCATCATTGAATTTTGTTCTTTCCTCAATATCTGTATTGAATTTGCATATCTTTCCTGTTGCAGTGCCGAAATATAATTCTCCGCCTATTGATAATAAACATGTTGCCGGGATGTTTTCCCAGTGATAACATTCATAGACGAAATCAGAACCGCTTTCTGACTTCCCTGATTTGTTTCTGCTATCAAGAATATAAGCTCTGCCATTAAGAGCAAGAACATAGTAACCGTTCCATTCGCAAGCAACTGCATTTTCAAGATTTGCCTCTTTAACAAGCTGAGAGTCAACAAAATAGCTTCTGTTTCTCACTGTTCTTTCTGCAAGAATGTTTGTGCTTGTCGTGGCCATTATTCCACGTCTTGAAAGGAATAATGGTTCATCAATTAGATTTGCAAAACAATACTTGCTTATTGCTCCGGTACCTGCAACTCCTTGTTCTATTGTAAAAATAATGCTTCCGTTATCTTGCAGTGTTCCCCAACGTTGGAATATTGTTGAATCCTGTTGATTGTCCTCTTTTATGATGATGAGATACTTTCCTAATTTCTGATATCCCATGATTGCAGTATCATCACTGCCTACAATACTGTACCCGGTATCCGGGAAGTATGTTGGAGTGAATATTTCAGAATACCAGTCATATGCTTTGTAATCAGGATTTCCTGAAACAAACACCCTGTTGCTTCCACCAAGTCCGTACAATGTTGAAATAGTACATTTCTTAATCCTGTCGGCATAGCCGGTAACTGGCTTTTTATATGTGATTACAACATTGTCCTGTCCTGCCACTATTGGAGCATGTGGAGCTGTACATATAACCTTTCCTGTTACTAAATTCACTGTATAATCTGTAGTTAGTGTTAAAGTAACCAACTCACCACTTGCATTCATTGCCTGTACCAAGTCAACTGATTCAATATTTGTTGCGCTTAGTTGATATTCAAGTGATGAAGCATCTCCAAGAAAACTTTCTTTTCTCTTTGAACCTAAAAGATTTACCGGTTCATAAACTGTTCCGCCACCTGTTGGCTTTCTTGAAATAAGTATTGTAGGCACATAAGCACTTGCGCTTACTGTAGTAACTGTGGTTCCGTCATATGCAAGATAATCATTGCCAGTAAGAATATAAATCTTGCCTACATTGTTTTCCTTCATGAAAAATGCTGTTGACTTTGCATTATTCACACCTGATTTTATTTCAGTAAATGAAAGCATGTTCCATACATAAAGCTTTGTTCCTCCATGAGCAATGAATGTATCAACTCCGTTTATTTCACCGAAAAACAGTCCATTGATAGGTTGTTCTAGAGTGTGAAGAGTTCTCCATCCTAAACGCTTTTCAGGCATTCCGCCGATGTCAGCTATAAGGTTTGGTGCATATGGACTTCTTTCTTTATCTACAAGTGAAGAGTCAACTGAAAAATCAACACCCTTGAACTTATTGTATATGGTTGTTTCTTTCCTTATGGTTCTGCTCATATTCTAAGACCACCTACCAGCCTTGCTGTTGTGTTGTTCTGCATTCTTGAACTTATATTCGCAAGCATTGCATTGTATTTTTCATTATAAATCTCGTAAAGTTCCGGCTCATCATTGATACACAGCCCTGCAGCTACACCGTAAACAAGTGCTTCCTGGCATTCCTTGTCAACTTCAAGTTCATAACTGTCAACTGTACTTCCATCAATTTTATCCGGGTATTTATTATAATATAATGTAAATGTTCCGTCTTCATCTTCATCAATCATGAATATTTTCTTGTTGTAATGAAGAAAGTTAATTGGAGTCATGTCAGTGTTATATACTTTTAAAAATTCAAAGCAGTCTGCAGGCTCATCAATTCTTTTATTAACACTATCCAGTGTCAAATATTTCTTAATTGGCTTGACTGTGGCAATTTCCCTTTGCACTGTGTCTATTAAAGGATAAATCTTGTTGATGTAATCAGCTGAATTTGCAGTAAGGTTTGTTGATGTTACTTCATCCATGATAACCATTACTTTTTCTACAACATCAATAACCGTCATAATAAATCACTCCTTCCCAACATCTGCGGAGTTGCACCGCATATACTCATGATGTTGATAAAAAAGGCGGATTTCTCCGCCCTTTACTATGGTAATACTACACAAGCAAGCTTTACATCAGCGGTTCCGGTAATTTTGATTTTACCTTTTAGTGTTCCACTCACATTTTTATATTTGCCAGATTCTACTGTTACAACTTTCTTCTGTGAAGCTGCCAAAGCAATTACTAGATCTTCTGTTCCTTGAATTCCGTTTCCTGCTTTTATTGTTACATTTTCAGCGTTAGCTGCGTCTGCATTTTCCATTATGATAAGCATTTTCTGATCTGCTTTGTCACATGTAATTAAAGCACCGTCTGCTGCATCTACTGCTGCAGTTGCCGGCATTGCTGCTCCTGTGTTAAAAGCTAACACTGTGTTTACTATTGCTGTTGCTGCCATCTATATCACCTATCCTTCCTATGAATTGTGTGCTTTCAATACTGCAATTTCTTTTGGTCTAACTGCTTTACCGCCGTAAGTGTTCAAGCCCTTTATTGCATCTGCGAAACTCTTTTCAGGTGAATACGGCTTAAGTTCATCAATACCATTGCAATATGCAAAGCCTTTGCTAGTCTTCAGTATGATGTGATCATCTGTTCCGTCGTTATAAGCATTGTTTGACATTTTGACTCTTGCATTTCTGTACAATCCCAAAATGCCTTTAGCAATAAGATTGTCATTATCTGTCTTAAGCTCTGTTAGTTTGTTTTCCAACAAATCATACAGCCAAGGAGTCAGATATAATGTCAATATATCCTTCTGTGACACACCATTTTTCCACAATTGAACAAATAGCTTGTCTATTGCAGTTTTAGCAGCATCTGCAGTTGTAATACCTGTTGTTGCTGATTTATATCCTGCACCTAAAGCAATTTCTTTAGCGCAGAAAGTATCTTCTGCCTCTGCTAATGCTCTTGTAGTCTCCTCAGACAATGCAGACATTAACCCTTTTGTTGCTTGAGCCTTATCTATATTGTCTACTGCATAGTTGAAATAGTCATACTGGTTGATATCCAGATATACTGATGTATCTTCTGGAATTTCAGGAGAATCTATATCAACTCCAGGTGTATATTTTTTGATTGTAGGTCTGCTAACTCCTAAAATCTTTACTCTTTTTCCTTTCCCTGCTTCACCTTCAAATTCGAAGTTGCAGTCCTGTTTGTATGTTGTGAATTTTGGTAATTCATGTTGTATATGGCTTGACCATACCACCGGTTTAAATTGTTCATAAGACATATGTTTTTACCACCTTTCTTTTTTTAATTACCACTTAGTCATTGATTCCATTACCCTTGCCATTATCTTTGGATTTTCAAGGTCTTTCTTTGATAACCTGTCCACTTCCGCAGAAGTATAAAAGTCTTTCTCTTCTTTTGAACTAGAATTAACTTTTCCTATCTCTACAGGCGGAGTTTTAGTCTCCCTTTGCTTTTTCTGATTGACTGCATTAAATGCAATCTCAGCATCAATACCTGCTTCAATGAGTTTGAAATAGTCTTGTCCTAAATCATCAAGCTTCTTGACAGTTGGATCTAGTTTCTGAATTCTGGCCAAGTCATCAGCCATCATTCTTTCAGCTTCTTTTTGTCTGTAATATTGAAGTTCTGCTTGTCTTTGTGCTTCTTCTTGTTGTAACTTTTCCGCTTCAAGTCTTTGTTGTCTTACCACTTCAACTGGCTTGTTTAGATAATGAGCATTTGCATTATCAATTACTTCCTCAGGAGTATCTCCGTTGAAATTAAATTGTCGCAAAGTTTTTGCAAGTAATTCATTTTGTTTCTTCGCTTGCTCTGCTTCTCTTCTTATCTTTGCAAAAGCTGCATCCTTTTCGAAGTCTCTTTGTTCTGTCTGTGTAGGTAATGTCTGTTGCGGTACATTATTAGCATCAGTTGACTGACCAGCGACCTCAGTCACTTCCACGCTTGTTGACTGTGCTCCTTCTGCACCTTCTTCTATTACCTGTGTTTCTTCTGTTCCAGGTTCAGCGACCGCCTGGCTTTCTTCGCTTTCTGCAAATAACTGCAGTTTTAAATTTTCCAAAAACATTTTGTTTCCTTTCATCCGGATTTTTGCGCGTTGCCTGCGAATTTTGATATAAAAAAGGAACCTTCCGGCTCCTTAGTTAACAAATCCTATCTTGTTTTTATTTGATAATTCTTCTTGTTGTGCAATGTCAATTTCAAAGTATTCAATTTCTGCACCCTTAAAAAAATATGTTTTTCCGTGTGCATCTATCAGATAATTATCTCCACATAATATCGTATTGGATAATTGCTCACAAACCTCACTGTAAGAATATTCTGAAATATCAACACAATAATTATTGCCAGATTTCATGTATATTCTAAGTCCCATAATTATACCTACTTATTTGTTGTATGTACCCAAGACACTTCTCTCTATCCTATCCTCTATACGTCTATTCATCCACATCAGAGCTTCTTCAATGTGAGTTAGTGCACACGCATTTTCTCTTGAAGCAAACGGACCAGCTTGAAAAGCTTTGAGTCTCTCTCTAACTATTTCAAGTAAATCACTATCAATTACACCATAAATTGAAGTTCCGTCTTTTCTTGCGCCGTTTTGAAATTGAATAGTTAAAAGGACTTCGTTACCGCCATGTTCCTTATCCCACTCAGAATTCAGTATGTCATACCTATGGTTTGCACCACCGTTGCCTTTTAAATCTATAGCATATACATCATTGAGCTTTTCTCTTTTTTGAATCGTGCTTAATTCTCTCATTCTTCTTCCCCTTTCTTATATCCGTAATTCACACATGCTGAATTCGGACACTTGTAAATAAATGTTTCCGTGTTGTTTTCCTTATCTTCTACAACCTTGTCAATAAACATTTCAGTATCACATTGCTTGCATTTCACCTGGAACACCTCCTGTTATTTGTTCTATCATTTGCAATGACTGCTGAACTTGTTGCTGAAGCTGTTGAATTGTTGCTTCATACTGCATTTCCTTTTGTAGCTGTTCAGCTCTCTTGTCAATTATGTCCTTAAGTTTTCCTTTTGGAACCGCTGCATCATCATCCAATGCATTCACATATTCTTCAAAAGTGATGTACTGTGCTTCAAGCAGATTTTCAAGTGCCTGCTCTTGTGCAAATCTTGAATAAGGATTGTTCTGTGAAACATCAATTCTCACATTAATTCTCATGTTTTCAAGAACATCAGCAGGAATTAATTCTGTGTAAGCTCCCTGTTCTTCATCCTCTAACTCAACTGTCAATCCATTTGGATTGTAAGCTACCCATATATCAAACCATAACAACGCAAGGTCCTCAACGAACTGTTTATATCTTGCAATCTGTTCATTCAACGGAAGTGCAGCCTGGTCTCTTACTGCAATAATTGCTGTTCCGGATGCTTGCGTAGGATCTACTGCACCTTGTGCGCTGTCTCCTGCACCTGCCAAATCTTTTGAATATGTAACCACTTCATCAGTGAAGTTTTTTGCATCAGGTGACATTGTCGAAGGATTTAAATATGCAATCAAATCTTGCACCTTTTGGGCGCTTCCTTCTTTTATTGCTATCTTTGCTCCAACAACATCAAGATCATCAGGATTTTGCACAGCATTTTCATTGTAGGCCATCTTACCAAAAGCATTTTGAGCGATTGATACACTTCTTCTTGCAAGAGTTTTATTCACTTCAAGTTGGTTAGGAATAAGCTGTTTTACTTCTCCTATTCCTCTTGCAGTTCCTTTCATGTCTTCCCAGACAAAATTCAATAATTGATATTTTTTAAGTCCAGTTCCTGTCAGTTTTCCTTTGTTATCAACTGATTGAAGTATCGTATCAGGTTGATATACTAAGTTTTCAACGCTTCTTGAAAAGTGCACTATTCCGTTATTATCTTTGTACATGTACAATATTGATGTGCATTTTCCATTTTTACTATCTACATCGTTTTTATCTCCAAGCTGGTTTTGATAATCTTCATCGGAGACAATCAAGTCAATATCTTCTTTCTTGATTTTGTATTTCTCGGCATCTTTTTTTACATCGTTAACAAATCTTCTTTCAACTATCAAGATGTATGGCTGTTCCTGTATATTTGAGTTCTTTTCATCACCCAGAAATACATTAACATTGTCAATAATCTGAGATTCCATCACGTTACTTCCAGGAAAGAACAAATACCCATCACCTTGTATACACGCATCTTTAACTACTTTCCATGACTGCGTGTCCATCTTTGCCAGTTCCCACTGTTTTCTAAAGTATTCATTAAGCATTTCACATGCTTTTGTGATTGCTTCGTCCTTTTGTCCCATATTGCTGTATACTGCAGACATAGTATTTTGAGCAACTACTGCAACCTTATATTTAACAATTCCTTTGATAAAGTTGTATTGTGGCATTCTTTCGCCACCGCTTTGAAGTCCGTACCACTGGTCACCTGAGTACATCCTGTGAGCTTCATCAGTCTCAGAAACGAGATTAATTTTATGTATATAGTCAATTCCCTTTTGATAGAGGTTCCATATTTCAGTTGTTTCTTTGTAATCTTTTCTTTTAAAAATGCTATTCATTTGACTTGGAATTTGCAACTACTTCACCACCTTCTGTCCTGCAGGACCACCGTTGTAAGTATTTATATTGTCCATTATTGCATTGAATTTTTTTAATTCTTCTGTTACTTTTGGTTTTTCCTTTGGTACACTTACAACCGGCTCAAGCTTTTTTTCTTCCTTCAAAGCACGGCCGTCTTTTATTCCTTGCCTGTAACTAAAAAATACCAATCCACACATGGTTGGTATCATAAATAAAAGCACTATTATAATTAAATTATATGACACGTTGTTTGTTCCCCTTTCCAAGTGGATTTGCCTTTGGTTTTTCAAAGTCAAAATTGTATTTCTTCTGTGGTTTTGGCTTCTTAGCTGGTGCTGGTCTTCCTGCAATAAAGTATCTGATAGAGTCAGGAGCATGAGTTAGTTCATGCGGTTCTGTTGCACAATCGTTAGGATCCTTTTCATCTTTCTGAATCTGTGGCAATGTCCTGATTAAGTTTGTGCAGTTCTTTGTAATAACAAGGTCCGCAGTCATTATTCCCTGTTCGTCTTCATATGGATCAAGACATTCTTTCAGATTTAACCATCCTTGAACCCTGTCATTATCTGATTTTGTAAGAAATACGTCATTATCCAAGAATAACTCTGCAGCACTCTTTCCTGTTTCCTGCCTTCTGTTCCATAAATCCGGCGGAGCCATAGTCTCATAAATCTTTTCATCATCTTTTGTCAATTCAAGTATTCTTTTTGCTGCTTTTGAAATGATGAGATTTGATTCATACAATTCTTTGTAAACATAAGCCTTTTGATTATTATCAACTGCTATCCAGTAACACGCAAGCATATCTAACCCATAGTCAATGGTCCTGTATCGTCTCCAATGAGAAGGAATAACGAAACTATCAATAACATGTATATCAGTTCTAAATTCATCAAAGTATACTCCTCCTGGAATACCATACTCACCAAGTCCTATAACTTTATATCTGTCCGGATTATGAGTTTTAGCATACTCAATAAGTGCTCTGTCTGAATCATCAAGCCATTCATTACATCTGTATGTTGTTGTCAACCTAAATGCATTAGGATCTTCATTATCCCAAAACCTTGTCTTAGTCCAGTGAGTATTTACCCATGGGTTATATGTTATTGTTATCTGTTTCCAATAGCCTTCCGGCATTTCTCCACGGATGGACTCATCAAATGTATTGAAATCTTGTTCTTTTTCTATTTCATACGCTTCTTCTAACCAAGCCCAGCATAACACACCAACATCAACTGTAATTGATGTCAACTTCAAAGGATCATCAAAACCTCTGAATAAAATCTTTTGCCCGGTAGGAATGTAAGTTGCTTCAAGCGGTGATATTGTAAACTTCCACTTGTCATATACTCCCAGTCTTCTTGCAGCCCATTTCAGCTGTGCAAATGTAGAGTCTTTATGTGTATTAAATGTTTTTCTAACTACAACTGTGTTGGCAAGTGGATATTTCATCATGTTGTAAATAAACCACATTGCAGTTGTTGTACTCTTCTTTGATGCACGTCCACCTTTTAAAACTCTGTATCTTTTCTTTGTGTTCCAGAATGAGGCATAACCCTTGCCGATTTTATCTGGCAAAAAGATTTCATGCAATTCTTGTATTGCCTTAGTCTTCAAGCAAATCCTCTCCTTTGAAGATTACCAGGCTATTGCAGCCGATACCTTTCTTCTCATTATCAATTTGAACTTTAAGCTTATCAACACGCAATTTCTGTTCTTCTGTCGCTGATTCCCAATTTTTATGTAACATTTCATCATATTGCTTTATCAAACTTTGCAATCTTCCCATTGCTTGTGACTGAGTTTTTAATAATGTAGCCTGTTTATCCCAGGCGAATTGAAGTTCGTATTCTTCTTCCCTATATACTTCTTGTATATCTGGTTGTTTTGCACTACCTAAATTATCTTTTTGAACTTTAGTTCTTTTAAGCTCTTTCGTTAAATCTTTTTGATTTTTAACATACATAATCTTTTGAGAATTTATTATATTAGCCCACTGTGTCATAATTTGTGCCCACTGTATATCTAAAAGACTACCGCCTGCATCTTCTGTTTCTTTAATAATGTTTCTAATTTTTGTGGGATAATACTTTGAGTAAAACCCATGAATTTTAGAATTTTGATTTTTTTCTGGAGCACCACCT